AAGCACGGACTTGAAAGCAAGTTCAAGCGAGACAAGGCTAAGAAGCGTGATGGTACTCCGACTAAGAACCAGCGTCCTTACGACTTCATTCGTCTGACGGTTCTGCAAAATCGTCCTGACGGTTCGAAGAACTATCCGCCTGAAGTTCAAGATGGTTACGGTCGTCCTTGGAACCAAGAGGTAGAACTAGGCAACGGTACAGTCGTTGACATTATCGTACGCTACGTTGACTACGGCACCACACAGGGGCTGTACTTCAAGAAGATGCGTGTTCTGAAGCTGGTTCCGTACGAAAAGACTGGAACTGACTTCGAGCCGCTGTCGGAGGACGATGAGTTCTTCGGTGCTGCAGTTGAGCCGGAAGGTGTTGCAGCTTCTGCTGGTGGCGATCCGTTCGCCCGTCTTCCTGACGGTCTTGAGCCTGAAGTTGACGAAGACATTCCTGAATAAAATTTAAGAGTAGTAGGCCTAACACTAGATAAGAAGGTTTAGGTACGTAATAGTCAGTAGAGTGTTCGCTCAGCCTCGCCTACTCCATTTCTTAGAGAGAGAAAATAATGCTGAATTACATCACTTCGATTTTTGGTAAGGCTGTTAACGCCGAGCCGCGTTACACTGTTATGAAGAACCCCGAAGGTCGTTGGGGCATCTACGACGCAGACGGATTTGCACTGGCTGACTACAGCCGCCGCACTGACGCCATTCGTGGTGCCGCTCGCAGGGGTTACGAACTTGCTTAATAAGATTTTGGCGTTCTTCGGACACCTTACGTACGACACTATTGTACGTGACTTTACCAAGTTGCTCAACAAGCTAGACGCTTTTGCCAAAGCTGAAGAAGCTAAGGCTGAAACTTATCTTGAAGCGCACTTGGACCTGCAGAAGCTTGAGGCTGAAGCTCGTGCAGCTGCTGCTAAGGCACGCAAGACTGCTACCAACATTGGGAAGCTGTTTGGCTGAACTTGAGCAGACCAGTCCCGAGTGGTATGCCGCTAGATGCGGCAAGGTAACTGCCAGTCGAATTGGTGACATTCTCAAGACTATACGTAATGGCAACTGGGCTGCAAGCAGACGAAATTACGCAGCCCAGTTAGTTACCGAACGTCTGACTGGTAAAACTAACGACGGTGCGTACACTAACGAGTACATGGAGCGTGGCAAAGAACTAGAGCCAATCGCTCGTGAAGAATACGTCAGGCAGACTGGGAACCTAGTAACTGAGGTTGGTTTCATTGACCACCCTGTCATTCCCATGTCTGGTGCGTCTCCTGACGGGTTGGTTGGCGACGACGGACTACTTGAAATCAAGTGCTTGTTGCCAGCCAACCACATTGACATGCTTTTGACCGACGAGGTTAAAGAGCAGTATCGACTTCAAATGACGTGGCAAATGGCTTGTTCAGGGAGAAAGTGGTGCGACTTTGTTTCGTACGACCCTGAGCTTCCAGACCACATGAAGTTGTTGATTAAGCGGTTCGAAGCAGACGAAGCCGAAATCCACAGAGTTGAAGAGGAAGTCAAACTTTTCCTTCACGAAGTTGAAACTACGACTGAAGCGTTGAAGGAAAAGTATGGCTCGTAGTAAAAAGAGTAAGAGCCTGATTAACTTCCGTAGTAAGTTTGAAGAAACAATTTGGGATGCAGCAGGACGCTCGGCTAAACTAGCGTACGAACCTGATTACATTCCTTACATCATGCGGGGATCGTACCTTCCTGATTTCATTATCTTGAAGAACGGTATCATCATTGAAGCGAAGGGTTACTTGGACGCAGCCGCTTGCAAGAAAATGCTTGCAGTGAAACGTTCCAACCCTGACCTTGATATCCGCTTCGTCTTTCAGAACGCCAACGGAAAACGTAACAAACGCGCCAAACTCCGCAACTGGGAGTGGGCCGAGAAACACGGATTTCCTTGGTCCGAGGGTACGATCCCTCAAGAGTGGTTAAAGGAAAAGAAACCTGAACATACTGGTAATTGACATTGAGACTGCTCCTGCAGAAATGTGGGGATGGGGCATGTTCAAACAGAACTTCGGTGTTGAGCAAGTTAAGTCCCACCCGTACATCCTCTGCGTAGGTTACAAGTGGGTTGGTGACAAGACCGCTCACTGTTTGACCAACTGGGAAATGTCTCAAGAGGAAATGCTCCGAAAGACGTTGGACTTGATTAAGTCAGCTGACGCCATTGTAAGTAAGAACGGAGCTAAGTTTGACATTCCGTGGATACGTACGGAACTACTCAAGTACAAGATGGAACCACTTCCTCAGCTAACTCACATTGATCTTGAGAAGGCTGCACGAGCTTACTTCCGGTTTCACAGTAACAAGCTGGACTACATTCTCCGTTATCTCGGACTAGGTAGTAAGGTAGAGCACGAAGGTTTCGGACTGTGGCGTAAAGTCATGGACGGAAACGAAGCCGCTCGCAAGCGAATGGTTCGATACTGTAAGGGTGACATTATCGGTACGGAACGTCTGTACAAGGAAATGCGTCCGCACATTGAAAACCACCCTGCCATTCGTGCAGTGGGAGCAACGGGCTGTACTAAGTGTGGAAGCAAACACACGAAGAAGGATGGCTTCCGTTACACCAAGTGTTTTCGTATTCAACAGCATCAGTGTTTGGATTGCTTTGGGTACTTTAGTGGAAAGAAAGAAAAAGTCGCATAGTGGACGAAGAGACGAGAAAGCGTATTGAAGATTTCTTCGAGGGGTTCGAGTTAGTTGAATTCCTCCAGTTACCCGTCTCCGAAATCCTCCTAGCTTTTGAAGAAGAAGTGGAAATTCATCTTGAAGAAATCGAAGAACTCATTGGAGTCCGAGAGAGAAAAGGATACGACTAGACGATATGACAGACACGGTAGAGAAGTCAGCCCGATATTCTACTATTTCTGGCTCGGCAGGGATGGTTGAACAAGACCCGTTGGGAAAAAATCCCCATCAGCCGGGGGCGAAGCTTGATGCCGGAAAACCTTGTTTGTTTCGAGGTGCCATTGACTATTTCCCGAGAGCAATCCGGGAGGTGGCTAAGGTTTCTACCTTCGGAGCTTCAAAGTACGCTTGGAAAGGGTGGATTACCGTACCCGATGGATTTGAGCGATATTCCGATGCAATGGTACGCCACCTTATCTCGGAAGCAACGGGCGAGATGGTTGACGGAGATAGTGAACTACTACACGCATCTCACGCCGCGTGGAATAGTCTTGCAAGACTTGAGCTTCTCTGTCGAAGATTAGAGAATGAACTATAGTGACTTCGTAAACGGAGTATTCGAATTCACGGGAGCTTTAATGACTCTGTTGAGTGTCAGGGCTCTTCTTCGTGACAAAGAAATCAAAGGCTTTCACTGGGGACCAACTGCTTTCTTTACGAGTTGGTCCACTTTTAATCTTTGGTTTTATCCCTTCAACAAGTTGTGGTGGAGTTTCATTGGTGGTCTGACCATCTTTTTAGTTAACTCTACTTGGCTTTACTTGGTTTGGTATTATAGAAATGGAAACAAAGTTAGACGATCAGTGGATTTCACTCCTGTCGGGTGCGAGGTTCAACTACAATAAACCGGAGGAAAGCGATGTTACGCTTACGGACCTTGCTTACGCCTTGTCCAACGTGTGTCGTTTCAGCGGTCACCTACCTCGCTTTTATAGTGTTGCTCAGCATCTTGTTAATGCTAGTTACATTGTCCCGGCTAAGTATGCCTTCACTGCTTTGATGCATGACACTGCTGAGGCGTTCACGAACGATCTTCCAACTCCGTTGAAGTGGGCTTTCCCCGTGTTCAAGGAACTGGAAGTCAAGACTGAAAGCGCAATGGCTAAGAAGTTCGGCTTCGAGTATCCGTATCCGCCAGAAGTTAAGGAAGCGGACACCATCATGTTGATGCTCGAAAAGTACTACGTGAAGCAGTGTGACGAACACTGGCCTATGTACGAGAAGTACACTCGTGAAGTCGTTGAGTCGTACCTTCAGCACGTTGACTTGACCAGCTGGCGTCCGAGTATTGCACGTAATAAGTTTCTGGCTCGTTATGAGGAATTGACAAGTGACCGGAATGCGGAGCTTCACCGGGAAGCAACGAAGAGAACAGAGGCGGCGTAACCACATAGCCAAAGACCTTCGTACACCGAAGTACAAGCAGCGTCGAGTAGAGAGTAAGAAGAAAGAACGAGAGTCGGAGTGGTATGATCCAGAAGATTTACTATAGTCGTGAAGACCGCATCAACGACATTCACGATGCAAAGGAACGAGTTCAGTACGACGGTGACGACACTCGTAGAGTTACCAGCGCACTTGAATTGTTTGATGAGTACGCTGAAAAGTTGTACGACGGACTAGAAGAGTACATTTCCGAAATCAAGTCCGAGGTTGACGAAGACTCTGAAAGTAGAATGCGTTACGCTCGACAACAGGTGGTGGAGAAATGGGCCATGATGCAAGCCGCTCTCAGCAAGGTTGCTTGGGTCCTCCGTATTGACGGTAACACTGCATACGAGCGAATGATTAATTCAATTCGTACCGAAGAACCACTGGATATGCGTGGTCTTTGATTAAGTACGTAATCTGTTGGCGCTGTCTCAAATGGATTAGAGTGGGACAAGCGATTAGACACGAAGACAGATACGTTTGTAAAAAGAATTGTGAGGAAGAACAATAGACGACTATCAACGTTTTATTCACGCCAGCCGGTACGCTCGTTGGCGGGATGACTTAGGACGACGAGAGACGTGGGAAGAGACTGTAGATCGTCTCATTAACTATTACTTTAAGTCAGACAATCGAATTGTAGAGTGTTGGGACACTATTGATGAACTAAGTTCTGCAATCAAGAATATGGAAGTCATGCCCTCAATGCGGGCGATGATGACTGCCGGACCTGCACTAGACCGATGCAACGTGGGTGCGTACAATTGTGCGTACTTGCCTGTTGACTCCCCTAGAAGTTTCGACGAAGCCATGTACATTCTCATGTGCGGGACTGGTGTAGGATTTAGTGTAGAGGAAAAGTATGTCAGCCAACTCCCCCGAATTACCGAAGAGTTCTCTGAGACAGACACTACAATTGTGGTTGCAGACAGCAAAGAGGGATGGGCAAAAGCTTTTAGAGAAATCATTACACTTCTTATCGCGGGTCAAATACCTAAATTTGATGTATCTAACGTTAGGCCCGCTGGCTCCCGGCTTGTTACTTTTGGTGGGCGTGCCAGTGGTCCTGAGCCTCTTGTCAGGTTATTTGATTTTACTATTCGGTTGTTTCGTAATGCTAAGGGTCGAAGACTATCCTCTCTTGAGTGCCACGACCTTATGTGTATGGTGGCTGACGTTGTTGTTGTTGGGGGTGTTCGTCGGTCTGCAATGATTAGTCTGTCCGACTTGGGCAGTGAAGCAATGGCTACAGCTAAGTCTGGAAGCTGGTGGGAAGGTCACGTTCACAGACAACTTGCTAACAACTCGGCGGTGTACAATGGCAAACCAGAAGTCGGCGAATTCCTCAAAGAGTGGAAATCTCTCTACGACAGCAAGTCGGGAGAGCGAGGTATCTTCAATCGAGACGCTTCTCGCAGGATTGTCGAGAGACTTGGAAAGCGCGACTCGAACCATGACTTCGGCACTAACCCGTGTTCAGAGATCATCCTTCGGCCTTTCCAGTTCTGCAACCTTACAGAGGTCGTTGTCAGACCTACAGATGACCTTAGCAGCCTTGAGCGGAAAGTTCGCCTCGCTACAATTCTCGGTACGATCCAGTCAACCTTCACAAACTTCCGTTACCTTCGGAAAGTCTGGCAAAGGAACACAGAAGAAGAAAGGCTCCTAGGTGTATCTCTTACTGGTATTGCTGATAATCCTGATTTGTTTTGGAACAGCAATTTTCTTAATGAGCTTAAGGAAATAGCAAATGAAACTAACGCAGAGTGGGCAGAACGCTTGGGCATTAATAAGTCTGCTGCTATCACTTGCGTCAAACCTAGTGGCACTGTTAGCCAGCTTGTTAATTCTGCTTCTGGTATTCATCCAAGATGGTCAGCATTCTATCTTCGTACGGTACGCAATGATGCCAAAGACCCGATTACTCAATTTCTCATTGACTCGGGTATCCCGCATGAGGTTGATCAGCGAAACTCTTCGGCGATTGTATTCTCGTTTCCCCAAAAATCGCCTGATACATCGGTGGTACGCAACGACCTTGATGCTGTAAGTTTTCTAGAGGTTTGGAAGAATTTTCAAGAGAACTGGTGTGAGCACAAACCGTCTGTCACGATCTCTGTCGCTGAAGATGAATGGATTAGTGTGGCAGATTGGTGCTACAGACATTTCGATCTCTTGTCTGGTGTTAGCTTCTTGCCTTTTGATCCTACGGAATATCCGCAAGCACCGTACCAAACACTAACCGAAGAACAATACAACGAGTGGGTAAAGAAAATGCCCCAATCCATAGACTGGAGCAAATTAACTGAATACGAAAAAGAAGACAACACTACCGGAAGTCAAGAACTCGCCTGTGTCGCCGGAATTTGTGAGATTTAAGGAAAATGGAACTGACCTTCTGTTTGACGCTAAACTAATGCCAAACGGAGTAATTGTTCGTCAGTGTCCTCCGTATGACATGAACATTGAGTTCTTGAGCTTCGAAGACTTTGAAGAAAGATTTGAGATCAGTTATGTCCAACCTAGTTAATCTGGATGGTTCTCCGCTTACGAAAGACATAACTCGTAGGCGTCAAACTTCCAGTATGAAGAAATCAACTCCGAAGGGTGACGTACTGTTCAAGTTGATTGTGGACTTGCCGAAGGAACTAGGTACGGACGACTTCAACCGAATTATGGTTGAGTACTTCGGCATTGGATATGAGGCGTTTCGTGCCAAGCTTTCTTAACCCGTACACGTACATCGCTGGTGGAGTAATGGTACTCGGGATTGCAGGGAGCCTGTACTATCAATCAGCCCGCATTCACCACTTCCATCAGCTGTACGATCAGGCTAACGTAACAATCGCGCTGAAGGATCAGCAGATCAAAGATATGACAACGGCTCAGAATGACCAGTTAAAGAGGTCAGACCAAGCCGTAATCAAGGTGGTTCAAGGACCACGTGAGGTGCAATCTATCATCGAGAAAGTGCAGTCAGCTCCAGCTAAACCGTGCGTTCCGCCAACCTATCCTGACGAGGTTAAGAATGCGTTCTGAAAACAAGCGCAGCGCCGGTAGCGCAGCTATTAGTTCGTTTATTCTCCCGGTGCTTTTCCTGTTGCCAGCTTGCGGAATAACCCCAAAGCCTGAGACAAGAATCCAGCAAGTCCACTGTCTGACGCCTGAGCAGTACCTAAAGTTGGCACAGGCTGAACCGGAAAAGATTGGTCAACACTTGTCGTCTGATCCTGTTGAACGGGATCGACAGCAGACGAAGCAGAATGTTCTTGTGCGTCAGTATGCTGACGGATTACTTCAGGTTCTTGGCGGGTGTACAGCGCCTGCTCCTTAGCGCGCCTAG